GAAAGGTTACCGAAAAAGAAATCAAGAGGTGGATGGATGTTGTCGGTTATCGCTTGGTGCTTGTCGTTGAGAAGTTACCTGCGCTCTCGGAAGCAACGAAGGAAGCCGTGATAATTGACAAATCCCTACTCGCAGGGAAGCCGAATCACAAGCGACGGATGGACGCCCTGTTCCGATGGTCGGACAGAAAGCGAGTCCATCAAGCGTTTGAGGGAACACCCATCCCTCTCGCCCTCGCATTTTTACGAGAAAACAAAAGGGAGGACATTGGTTTGTGGCGGATGCTCGCAGATGTGGCGTTCACCCTTCCCGATGAATACGCCGAGGCCGTCATGGTCTACGGTGTCAAACCATTTCGCCAGCAAGTCAAGTGGCCCAAGAAGAAGGCGAAGGCCGACGAGCGACCACCGATGTTCCGTGAGTCCGACAAGTATTGGCGTGAAATTATTCATGCCGATGTTGAGGCTCGCAACGAGGTTCGGACGAACAATGTTGATAACCTGCCGCGCACGCTGAATAAGCGTCGTGAGAAGGTTTCCCAATGGTTGTAGAATTAGCGTTATTTCTTTTCGTGGTGATACGCACCCTCTACATTCTCAAGGGCTACGAGGTAGCAGTTGAAGAGATTGAAGCCTACGGGCAACAGCCCCACTTTGAGGGACAACCGATGCCACACGACATGAACGCGCTGATGTGGTATGACCTATGAAGGTTCGGCACAATTATATTAAGTGCAAAGGTAAGAGTGACCATGAGCGCAACGAATAGTCGGATTCGTCGCGCCATTCTTGATGTCCTTTGGCAACACGGGCCGCTGACAAAAGAGGAAGTGGCCGTCCATTTGGCAAACGAAAAGGGTGTCCGTCGGGTTCCCTCGCCCCATTCACTTTCCGCCTTGTTGTGTAAGTCCCACAGCATTATTATTGTCGGAAAGAAAACAGTGCATAACATCGTCGGCGTCAAGGCACAGCACGCCTTGTATGACCTTGACCGTGAAGTGGTTCTCACGAAGGATGAGATTCTGTTCGTGCGTGAGCCGTCCACCATGACGCCCGCCGAACGGAAGGTTTGTCGCAAGTGTGGGTGTGGTCGGACTCGTGTGTTTCCCGACGGCACCGATGAATGCCTCTCGTGCCAACGAATCGGTTAGCCGTAAAAATGACAAACCGAAAGCCTTATAAACCCCCTTGCCTATCTGTATATATGAGCAAGGGAAGGAAGGCGCAGACCATACCACATGTGGAGTATGAGGTGCTGAAAGAGGTGTTGAACAACATACCTCTTGAAGACCTCTACGACGCTATGGTGGCTGACGAAACCAGCGAGAAGCGATTCAAGAGCGGGGCGGCAAATGTCGCCAAGTTGATTCGCAACCTCATGGTTCGTCGCCAGCACCGCCTTCCCCACGACCATGAAGACTACAAACAAAAGGAGGAATGAAAATGAACGGAAACGAAAGACAGGTTTTGATTGGCTACATTGGGACAATCTCTCACATTATGAGAGAGCGCAAAGACTTGACCCCTGCTAAGAAAAGGGATGCTGTCATTGATTTGTGTGGCAGAATTGAGGACTTTCTCATGCTTATGGATGTGGTAGAATGACAAAGAAGGAATGCAAACATCAATGGACGCTTGACGACGCCGCAGGTGCGGACTCATCCCACACCCAACTTTACTTCGGTTGTTCCAAGTGCTTCGCCACCCGCTACATCGTTCTCAACATCGGGTTGCAGGACGCGAACAATGTGTGGCTTACGACCGTCAAGGACGGCGGCATCAAGGGGGCGGTTGAATGACCGTCAAGCGAAGCCCATACCGTGTCGGACAGAAGTTGACTGTCCCACAATTCAAAGCCCAAGCACCACGATTTGACAACCGTTCCTTCCCATCGGGCACCGGTGGTTTTGTCGTGAAAGAAATCCACAAGACGGCTCACACCAGTGGTGGCTACATCTTCACCGCCGAGTCTGTGCGCCTCGTCAACGGTGAGCGCATGAAGGCGACATGGATGGTCACCTTCCCGTCCTTCCGACGCGCCACCGTCAAGACTCCCTACTTCACATCGCTTCGTTTTTGGACGGGCGACGGCTTCTCCCAAGCCGACGACGAGAAGCCTTTTATCCCTACATTGAAAGGCGACATCAACCAGCGAAGGAAGCACACACCCGCTGACCGAAACGAGAAGATGGTGCTTGCAGACTTTTTGGAGGAATGAACATGGGCTTTGACAACTTCTTGGAAGTCATCATGGACTTGAAATACAGCCAACGCTTGAACCGCTACTCGTTCGCAAAATTGTTTTACGCCAATGCTACGGACGAGGACTTCCTCAACGGTCAATGGTATTTGTTCCGTGAAGCCCCACTACGCTACATTTGGACAAACCTCAACAACAGACAAATTGCATTGTTGTATGACTTCATCTACGGCGAGAAGGAGGTCGTCCAATGAGCGACCGACTGAACAATTTCGTTTCCGACAAAAATGTGAAGTGTCCCAACTGTCGCGACCCCCACGGTGTATGGACTGTGCGAATCACCACTTACAAAGACATGAAGAACAAAATGCACTTTCGGTGCATGACCTGTTCAAATGTCATCACCTTTAGGGTAGGAAGTGGGCACCGATGATTTCTCGTGTCGCTCGTTATTTCACCGTAAAGGTTCTTCGTCAAAAGGGCCTTCACCTTTGTCCGCTGTGCGATGGGCAAGTCATTTCCACGCAGGAACACACCTGCTTTTTCTGTGAGCAATCCGCCAAGTGGGAGTTGATTCAATGAGTATGCTCGGTCGTGCATTTTGGGCTATGCTTGGTTTTGCTCGTGAACCCGACTACATCAAGGAGGAAGAATGATGGTGTGGGCTACTGATTTCCGCCCTACGCACCTTTCCGGTGTCGTCGGTCAAGACCCCATCGTTTCCGAATTGATGCAGGTTGTCATCGGTGAGATGCCAATGCAACACTACATTTTCTATTCCCCCGAAGCGGGCACAGGTAAGACCTCCGTGGCTCATGCGCTTGCGAATGAGTTGGGTTGGCAAATCGTTGTGTTCAACGCTTCGTCTAAGCGAGAGCGAGGTATCGCTTTCGTTGAGGAAACAATCATCCCCATGACCCGAAGTGGTATTAAGGAAAGAATCTTTTTGCTTGACGAAGCAGACCAACTTACCGACGACGCACAATCCGCCTTGAAGGGCGTGATTGAGAACGCCGCAGGTTATTTCATTCTCACCTGTAACCGATTGCCGAAGGTTTCTCGTTGGCTTCAATCCCGATGCCAAGTGCGAACCTTCCAACCTATCGCTCACGACGACATGGTTCAGCAGTTGAGCAAGGTGGCCGTGGCGAAGTCCCCGAACACCAGCAAAGCGGCAATTGAAATTATCGCAAAAGCACATCTCGGTGATTTGCGAAACGCCATCGGTGCGTTGCAGACTTACGCCAACTTGAAGCGCAGGGATGCCGATATGTTCCTTGACAGTCTCACCGCACCCTCCATTGATTTCAAGCGATTCCTCCGTCTTTGCTTCGTTGAGAAGGCGTATGAGGATGCCGTCAAATTGTTCACGGGTGAAGTGCGACACCAAGTCCGTGAATGTTTTTCTTTTGCCGTAAAAGGCAACGCTGGAACAGAATCCAAAATGCAGGTCATTGAGGCGGCAATCACCGCCGAGAGAGACTTGCTGAACGGTGTGGATGAGGAAGTGGTGCGCCATAACTTCGTCCGTATGCTTGTTGGTGGAGGGCAAGCATAAGCCTTATAACCCCACAAAATACCCCGAAAATACAAGGAAGCGATACAATGGTTGCCTACGAAGACATGTTGAAGAAAGTTGCCGCACAGACGAAAACCGATGCAGACACCCTGTCCGCAAAGGCCGATGCTGTCCTTCTGCAAGAAGGCGCAGGATGGGAAGCCGCAGGTAAGAACGATGAACAACGCAAGACGCTGGCTCTCCGAGTCGCCGCCCGCCAACTCGTCGCTGAGAAGGCCAAGTTGTCCCGCAGTGGTGCCACCCTCTACGAAGGCATGTTCATCAATGTGCCTCGTGAGAAGGATTGGGCCAAGATGGCTTACAACAAAACGAAGAACACGCTCGCCGGTCTTGACATGGACGGGCGACTTGCTCTCGTTTCGCAGGGTGCTGTGGTTCTCTACGAGAACAACCACGACGGCACCTACACCCGCCACGCCAACCCCTCCCTGCTCAACCGTGATTCCTTCTCCGAGGATGTCACCTCAACCGAAGTCACCTCCGTGCCACCACGAAGCATGGACTTGGACGCCAACACCTCCTTCTCTTTGATTTGGGACAAAAACAACACGCACTTTGCCAACGGCAATCCCAACTTCAAGTATGGTGCCAACCGCCCGCTTGAGGAACCCGACCGCTCGTGCCTGTTCTTGGGTCGCAAGCAAGGTTCCAACGACACCCCCTCCGTCATCTCCATGCGCTTCAACGGTGCTTTGGCGAAGGAGTCGTGGCCCACCTTCGTGACCGGCACTATCGGCATGAAGCCAGCCAACCGTGACGACATGGCTTACGGGACGAAGGCTACGGTGTTCACTGCCGACGCCAACCTCACCAACATCTTCTCCGGCCCGCCTCTCGCCATCGGTGAGTCCGGCCCATCCGGTGCTGTCGCTGATTGGCTCGGTGATACGCTGTGTCAATCCTTGTCCGACTGTCACACCGGCTACGCCGCCCTTGATGACAAAGCCAAGTGGGACACGACTTTCGGCACCGTCGTTGAAGTGGTTCACATTGACCCACGGGACAACGGTGGCTTCATCATCACCCTCGGAGACATGGACATCATGTCCGACGCCGCACCTGTGGAGTTGTATGTTTCCGCCAAAGAAGAAGGCGAGGTTGACTTCGGCGTTGGTTCCGAAGTCCTCATCGTCGGCTCTCCGTGGGTTTCCCGTGAAGGCGAGCAACGCTTCATGGTCAACGGCTGGTGGTGCATGAACGCCATCGCACCTCTCGCTGACACCGACTTCTCCGGCGACGGCGACGGTTGGGACGCTTGATTTGTTTAGGGGGAAAAGAATTGCACAACATCGTGAACGGAAGTGAGGCCCGTGTGGCTTTGTCTACGGCGGTTCGTCTGCTTGCGGACAGCGTGCGTAGCACCCTCGGCCCCAATGCTCGGACGGTTCTCGTTCAGCAAGAAGGCCGACCTCCCTCCGTTCTCAACGATGGCGTGAAGATTGTTTCTGCCGTAAAATCAAACGACCCTGCCGTTCAAGCATCCCTTGACCTCATCCGCCAAGTCGCTCTTGAAGCACAACAGGCATCGGGCGACGGGACGACCACCGCAACGCTTCTTGCTGAGGCTTTGGTTGAGAATTATTCTCGCGTGAATCGCAATCCCTCGGACATGAGCGACTGCGTTTCTCATGTTGAGCGAGAAATCTCAAAAATGAAGTGGGACATCAACATGGACGACGATGAGTTGATTGACCTTCAACGAGTCGCAACCATCGCCGCCAACAACGACGAATGGATTGGTGAATTGATAACTGATATGTTCGGTGAAATCGGTGTTGACGGACTCGTGAATCTCAAGGTAGGTTCCTCCGACCACTGCCATTGGAGTCGGACGACCGGTTGTGAAATCCCGATGTATTATGCTTCACCGATGTTTTCCAACAACGACCGACGAACCTTTGAAGTGAACAACCCACTTTTTCTCATCACAAAAGAAACCATTGAGGACTTTGACGATTTGACGCCGGCTCTTGAGGTTGCGATTGAGAACAACCGTCCCCTCGTCATCATCTGTGAGGACATCAAAGGTGTGGCCCTGTCTAATTTAATCGCAAATGTAGTTGGTGGTGTTGTTCGTGCGTGCGCCCTGCGTATTCCACGCAACGACTCCGATGAATGGTTTGACGACTTGAAGGCTTTGACCGGTGGTGGAATCCACTTTGAAAGCGAGCAGGGCACGGGTATCTCCCACGCCGTTGAAGGTGCTGGACACTTCGGTTCTGCCGAGCGTATCATCGTCGGACATGCGACAACAACCATCGTCGCTGGCGAAAGGACGGAACAGTTGGAGAATCACCTTGACGGACTCATTTCACAGGCCAACGAAGCCGACCATCCATTTTCACGGGAAAAGTTGCTGACTCGCCATTCCCGACTCGCACAGCACATGGCTACAATCCACATCGGCGGGTTCAGCGAGGCTGAAATCCGTGAAACCCGTGAGCGGGTGGATGATGCCGTCAACGCTACACGACTTGCTCTCAAGGGAGGTGTTGTTGTCGGTGCTGGTTGGACGCTCTACACCATCGCAAAATATGGACGGACTGACCTCGGTGGTGCGTTCGCTGACGCTCTCAAAGCACCTATGAACACGCTTCACGCCAACATGCCCGAAAAGAACAACGCTTTCAAGTGGGGAGAAGAGTATTATCTCAACACTAAAACCGACGAAATGGAATCAACGGCAGATGCTACGGTTCTTGACCCCGCTCTCGTCGTTCTCAATTCATTGAAGGCGGCAGTGTCCATCGCTCGCCTCGTCTTGACGACGGACACCATCATTCTCGCTGAACCGCAGGAGTTATAAGGCTACAAAGGAAGGGTAAATCATGGCTTGGGGACAACAACAACAGAAGGCTGACAGCACGCCCGCAAAGGGCGGTTACGATAAGGAATACTACCGGAACCTCTTCAAGAACAACACGGCTCATTCCGTGCCTGTTCGTATGGCTCTCGTCGCCAAGGAGAATTGTGGCAAGACCGGTCTTGCGGTTTCTCTCATCCGCCAAGTTAAGTCTAAGGGTAAAATCTATGTCTTTGACATTGACAACTCCGCACAGGCTACGCTTGAGGCCGCATACCCCGACGACGACGAAATCATCGTGCTTCCCCTGCTGGACGAAAGGGACGACTCCATCTACAACGAGGATGCGTCGGTCAACTACGCAAACCTCATTGACAAAATGAATTTCTATGTGAACATCGTTGCCGATGAAGCGAAGGAACAGGATGTCGCCGGCATCATCATGGACGGTGGCTCAACCTTCCTCAAGTGGTGTGAACACGCCATGACCGATGTTCTCCTGCGCCGTGGCGTTATCAAGGAAGAAGGCGACTCCTTCAACCAAAAGGAATGGCGCACACGCAACCAACTCAACCGAGATGTCCTCACCCGCCTCCACGGTCTGCCCGTTCCCTGTGTTATCAACACCTTCCACTTGAAGGATGTGAGCAACTATGTGGACAACGGTTCCGGTGGTAAGGTGCTGATGAAGATTGGCGAACGCCCCGATTGGGACAAGGGCACAATGCGCCTGTTCTCTCAACAGATTTTCCTTTCCCGCTACATGAAGAAGGCCGATGCCGCCGCTGGTGTCAAGGCCGACCCCTCTCTCAAGAACCCCGACGATTGGGTTATCAAGGCAACCATTGAAGAAATCAAGGGTAAGCACATGGAACATGTTGGTGAAACCCACACCATCCTCTCGGTCATCAAGGGCGATGTGAAGTGGACGGGACTTCCGTTCTTGACTTGGAAGTGATACCGTGTGCATAGTGTGTGATTGTGAGGAATCCGACCCACGGCGAAGCGACCCGAACGAATGCGCCATTTGTGGACACCCTTTATCGGAAAAGCAAATGTTTGAGCAATTCCTCGGTCAAACAGAATTGATTGAGAACCTTATCTCTCGTATCGCAGACCTTGAAACGGTTCTTGATGACATCCCCTCCATGGTTGGGCTTCGTGAAGCCGTCCGAGAATTGCAGGAACAATACGCCAAGCCAGCGATGACTTTCACCCACTACATCCGAGGTTGATAGTATGACGATAAAAATTAGCAACACCCAACTCAAGCGAGCCTTGAACATCACCAAGCGTAAGCAAACCGTCAACGGTAAGCAACAGTCGCAGGTTGAATCCTGTGTGTTGTTGTGCGACGGAAGCAAGGCGAGAATCACGAGCCTTACCCGTGATTTGACAGGTCTTACCGAAGTTGTTGCCGACTGTGGTGGGTTGGCAAACATCCCCATCCCCGACATTGACCGTGTGCTTGGCATCCTCTCTCTACACAGCGAGAACCTTACCATCTCTTGGGGAGACAACAAGTTGCGCTTCAAGTCCGCTGGCAAGCAGACCACGCTTGACGCTTCTTTTGAGGCAAAGGCATTTACTCACAGCCAAGAAACGATTGAGGAATTCCATGCTCGTTCCACCTCCCTCGCAAAGAAAATTGACGCTGATGGAGGCGTCTATCTTTTGGGCGACGGAACCGAACAGAAATCCTTCTGTTCCTTTTCGGTGAATGTAGCCGACCTTTACGACGCTTGCCGATGCGACACCATCAATGGACAACGCCTCAACCGCTACACCTTCTCAATCCCACCGGCATACCGACCGGAGGGTATGGCAATCACCGTCGGTGACCCATCTCTTGGACAGACGACCAGCGAAATTGTGTTTGAGGAAAAATACCTCATGCCATCCGAAGGCTTTGCTTGGGACTTTGACGGTGGTCTTGACGAATTGTTCAAGGGTTTTACCGGTAAAGCAAAATTGAATTTCTTTGACTTCCGTGAACACGGCCAAGGCATCCGCTTCTCCGTTTCCTTCGGGAATGGCGAATGGGCTTGGGCGGCAGGGGCATTGAATTGAACAACATGGGGGTTTTACACAGGAACGATACAGTTTCAAAGGTGCGAAGTGTTTGTTGGCTTTCATAGGTCATTCCTCCATGTGTCAAGGGATTGGTTCTCTCTTGCACCTTTGCCCCCACCTGTTGTTTATGAGTTGATTTTATGGTAGAAGCACAGAAGGTTCGGAACGGCACCATGAAGTTGCTCACCAAAGAGCAGGTCGGGGTGTTGCTTGATAGGATGGGCGACCGCCCCTCCATGCGTCGCGCTTACCTCAAGTTGGCCTGTCTCGCTGTGTTGAAATATGATGCGGAGGGGCGTTATCTCAACTCCACACAAATTGCTGAATTAGCGGAAAAGTATCTACCGAAAACGGTTGGTATGACACCTCAGCAGGTCGGGGCTATCTTGGGAACACTGTCCCGAATGAAAATCGTGAACCGTTCTTACAACCGACCTCACACATATTGGTGGAGGGACGAATGATGTGGTATGACTGTAAGTCTTGCGGTAAAAGAAAACATACATCGTGGACAAAGAAGAATCCACCAACGAAGTGCGCTCGTTGTTGTCGCTTAGAAAGGGAGGGTCGTCTTGAGTCCCCGTCCCCGTAACTGTCTACGCCGTTGCACAGGTTGTGGGAACGAAAGGGTCACCAGCATGACCAACCACAAAGTTATGACCAATGGTGTGCGGAAACAGTGTGGTATTTTCCGAGTTGCCGACCGCTGAGGTTTCAAGGGTTTTATATTGGTCGCAAGCGTGGGAATAACATGGTCAAAGTGCGCGACCCCGACAACGGCGAATATATTGAGTTGGAGGACATCGTTTTCCACGAGCCGGGAACACAACGACACGAGATGGAAAGCGGCGAGAATGTTATTGTCGTAGAAGTAAAGCACTTCATCAAACCCGCTAAACCACTGTATCACCACAAGGAATGGTTGCAGGAAGAATACATCGGCAAGAATCGCACGATGGCGGAAATCGCTGAACAATTCGGAATCACGCCGATGAGCATTCACCAATGGCTCGGTAAGCACGGCATCCCTACCCGTAGCCGTGGAAGGCGGGTTTGAAACCCTTATAAGCCTACACGCTTAGGGTGTTACATGATTGTTGAGCAAGTTGGGCGCAACGATGTGTTGGTTCGTTATCGTGATGCCAACGGTAAGCGGCAACAAACGGCAATCAAGGACAGGCTACCCTACCTCTACCTGCGGGACGAGGATGCACAATTCGTTGATGAAAAGAAGGAGTCGGGTTACACCGGCGTTTTCGGTCAACCTTTGACAAAGGTCACCTGCTACACGACGGACGCTGTTCGCAACCTCGCCAAGACCGGGCAATCGTGGGAGGGCAACATCCCTTTCACGAACCAAGTCCTCACGGCTCGTGTGAAGGAAGGACAGAAGCCGTTCGCATCCTACAACCACCGAGTTTGGTATCTTGACGGCGAATGGAAAACGGACAGCGGACAAATCACCATGCTCACCGTCTTTGATAGTTTTACCGAAAACCTATACTCGTGGGCGGTTCTGCCCCATGGTGTGGCGAAGGGTAAGTATTCTGCGTTGCTTGACGCGAACGACAACCGATACGAATACGACACGCCGGTTCTCGTCTTTGACACCGAGGCAGAATTGCTCACGCACTTCACGGCGTTCATGCGAAAGCAAGACCCCGACATCATCACTGGCTGGTATGTCGCTGGTGCGGACTTGAAGCAAATTATTGAGCGGTGCAACAAGGTGGGTGTCCGTGCGTCCAACATGTCTCCTCTCAACCGCATTCGCTACGACTTCGGTGATTGGGCACAGCCCATCGTCGGGCGGAATGTCATTGACTTGCGGCTCGCCTTTCCCAAGTTGTGGGAGTTGAAGAACGGGAAGTTGCCAAACTACAAATTGGACGATGTGGCTTGGGAATGTTTAGGGGAAAAGAAAACCGAGTTGCCCGACGGGCACGACACCTACTACTCCGACCCAATCCTTTACCTTGAATACAACCGACAGGATGTCCGCCTCTTGCCACGGCTGAACGGGCTCGTGAACGCTCTTGATTATTTCATCGCCGTGCAACACATCGCCCAATGCGAAATCCGAAGCACGCCGTTCGTGACGCAAGTCTTCACCTGTCTTGCCTTGGGCGACCCCGAATTTAGGAAACAAATCCCATCCAAGCCCATGTTCGCAAAGGAGGACTACGACGGTGCAATCGTCATGGAGGGAAAGAAGGGAATCTACCAAAACATCGGTATTTTTGATGTAAAAGCCATGTATCACAGCAACGCCTCTCTCCACAACATCTCGTGGGACACGCTTTCCCAAGACCCGTGTGCAAGGGACTGTGGGAACGGGACGCACTTTCTACAAAAAGAGAAGGGGTTGCTCGTGCGACAGATGGATAACATGACGGTTCTCCGTGACCACTACAAACAACTGATGAAGGATGCTACAACGGATGAAGAACGGGTGCGCTACGACGCCCTGCAATACGCCACGAAGTCGCTCGTCGCCTCCATGTATGGTGTCGCCGGTGATGCCAAGTATGGGTTGTATCACCCCGAAATCGCCGCCGCAATCACTTTTACCTCAAGACAAACCTTGCTCAAGTTGAAGTTGGTTGCCGAGGACTTGGGACATCCAGTGGTCTACGGACACACCGATTCGGTGATGTGTAAGGTTCGGAGTCCCGACGAAGGCGAAATGTCGCTTGGCGAAATGAACCGTCGTATGCACCCCATCATCGTTCAATTTGAGAAGTGGTCGTCGTCGTTTATCCTCATGGAGAAGAACCGCTACGCTGGCCTCGTCTGTTGGACGGACGGAGAACATCACAACCCCAAGCGGTATGTGAAGGGCATTGAGTTGAAGCAGACACGGATGCCCACCGTGATGAAGGACGCTATGGGGAAAGTCATTGACGGCATCCTCAACGGTTATCACGAAGTCCAAATCACCGACCCCTTGGTGAGAACGATTGAGAATATCATTGGCGGAAAAGTAAATGCACTTGAGTTGTGTATGAAGGGCAAGTTGGCGAAGAACCTCAGCGAATACCGAAGCGTAAGTGGCTCGGCGGCTGGCGCACAGTGGGCCAACCGGACGCTTGGCAAGGGCTACCGTGCCAACGATTATTTCCTCGTGGCGATTGACCCGAAGGGACAATACCTCGCTTTTGACGACCCGTCGGAGATTGAAGGTATCGCTGAAATCGGCTATCGCACGATGGTTGAGCGATTCATCATAAACCGTGTGCAACCGTATTATGAAGTAGCGGGGTGGGACATTTCTCCGCTGTATCGTGCTGTTGAAGGCAAATCGCAGGTGGCTTGGCTATGAGGTTGTATGAAGGCGATTGTTTGAGCGTGCTGAAAGGACTTCCCGACGACTCAGTGGATAGTATCGTCACCGACCCTCCGTATGGTCTTTCTTTTATGGGAAAGAAATGGGACTACGATGTTCCCTCAGTTGATGTGTGGCGTGAATGTCTCCGTGTGTTGAAACCCGGAGGACACCTGCTGGCCTTCGCTGGTTCTCGCACCTATCACCGCCTTGTCGTCAATGTTGAGGACGCTGGATTTGAGATTCGTGACCAAATCATGTGGGTCTATGGTTCGGGCTTTCCGAAGTCGCACAATATCAGCAAGACGATAGATAGGGCCGCAGGTGCGGAACGGGAAGTGGTGGGACAACGACGAGGACAGGGCAGTATTCCGAATGACCGTGGAAAATGGGGACTAAAACCGAATACGCCCGTTGACATCACTGTTCCTACTACACCCGAAGCAAAACAATGGGAAGGTTGGGGTTCAGCCCTCAAACCCGCCCATGAGCCCATTGTGGTCGCCCGTAAGCCCCTTATCGGCACTATCGTTGAGAATGTGCTTGAGCATGGGACAGGTGGTATCAACATTGACGGTTGCCGCATCCCCTTCCAAGACGAATCGGACTTGGCGAGCGTTGTGAATCCCACCTTGACGACGAAGAAGGGTGAGAAGCACACCGCAGGGGCCATGACGGGTGGAATCCGCCGGATTGACGCTGGTGATGCCAAGGGTCGCTTCCCCGCTAATTTCATTCACGATGGCTCGGATGAAGTCGTGGGCCTGTTCCCCGAAACGGGAAAAAGCGCAGGGGGGAGAATCGGAAATGCAAAAGGGGCTTATTCGGCTTTAGGAGAAACAGGATTTACAACGAAGCATAGAAAGGGTAACCCCGGATTCGGAGATAGTGGTTCAGCCGCACGATTCTTTTATTGCGCTAAGGCGAGCAAAGCCGAGCGCAACGCCGGACTTGAAGCGTTTGAGGACAAGAAGTCTCAACATAACGCAGGTGGTATTGGGAGAAAAGTAAGTGTAGAGAAGCGACTTGAACAGGGTAAAGAAAACGCCCCGATGATGAAGAACATCCACCCAACCGTGAAGCCTGTGGACTTGATGAAGTATTTGTGCCGCTTGGTCACGCCACCGGAAGGCGTTGTGCTTGACCCGTTCATGGGAAGCGGGACTACGGGCATAGCCGCCAAGGTTGAAGGGTTTGATTTTATCGGAATAGAAATGGATGCTGAATACCTCGCCATAGCAGAAGCCCGAATCGGACATTGGGTTGAAGAAACCGAGGTCACCTACAAGACGCTTCACGATTGGCTTTAAACAGGTTTATATTGTGTGCAGACATGGAGAGGGGTGAAGGGACATGAACGGTGTGCGTCCACAGAAAAAATTAAGCCAAAACCAATTGACGAATGCGTTGGTTGAGTTGAACGGAAGGCTTGAACGCCTATCCGTGGCCGTCGGACACGATATGCAACGAACCAACATCCTGTTGTTCACGCTGTTGAAGGAATTGGGTAAGGCCGAGGAAGTCAAGTGCGACTCCTGTGAAACAATCAATATGCGCCCTCTCCTTGAAGGGATTGAAGTGAATCCCATGTGTGTTGAATGCGGCGCACGGATTGACCCACTTCCCGAAGAAGCGTTCAAGGGCGAGATGATGGACGACCCATCGTCCGAGGAATAATTTAAACGACAAAAATAATGTGGTGTCACTATGCGATACATTGTGGGTTCATCCGATATTGTAGATGTTGAAGCCGCCGTCAAGGAACACGGTGCAAGCATGGTCTATTGGCTCGCTGACAGCACCCGAAGCAGGGATGCTATTCGTGCAGGTCTTGACCGCAACCACCTACTCTCAATCCAAAACCTCGGAAGCATGAAAGCAACGCTTGAGTTGTTCGGTGAGGGTTGGACTGAATGTTCGTGCCACACCAAGCCAGCCCCTAAGCCAAAGGCTAAGAAATCGGCCAAGAAAGCCGAAGAGTAAGCCTTATAAGGCTTCAAACCTATGGTAAATCATGGGAGAGGCGAAGCGCACATCTACATAC